ATCATTGGAGCGGTGCGGATCATTGTTTCAGTATCCAAATAGAACTTGTCTCCTGGTACTGTTTCTTGGATTAAAATTGGAACCAGGTCCGCAAATTCACATGTCAATTTTTTTTCATGTGAAAGGTTGAATTTTGCCCTTGGCGGGCGCTTTGCAATTACATTGTTAAACATTTCAATTGATTTTTAAATTATAGGTCGTTTGATTTGGCTGACCTTTTAGCCATTATTCTTACGTACTTTCTTTTTAACATTTCGGTTTCATAGTTTGCCTTGGTAATTCCTTCCATGGCTTTTTGTAGGTTCCTTTTGCCTATCTCTTCTCTCTCTTCATCTGAATAGATTTTTTGCCGATAATACCGGGGCATTATCTGTTTTCTTCCACCTTTATAGGTTACTTCTGAATTCATTTTGCGACGATGGTATTCGGCATTTTCATCTATGTAGTTTTTACCCAATCCTTTAGACATTAGTGCAAACGGTTTTATCTTCTTTTTATACCCATAATATTTATTACCAGTAATGTATTTGGTACAGTAGTGAATTGTGCCTTGGGTTACAGGATCGACGGTAACTTTTCCAATTAATTCGCCTGATGGGGATTGCCAAGAATCCACTAATATTTCCGGTTTTACATTGAAGGCTATTATATGGTAGTGAGGACGGTTGTATTTTTCTCCGTATTCTCCGACAGCGTAATACCTGAATTTTGCTGCAGTTCTTTTTCGAACACGTTTGAAATACTTTTGAAGATCTTCTTTTTTTAAGGTCGGAGTTCCATTGTTTTTTGGTAAATATTTGTTCTGATAAGTTAGTGTTACGAAGGCAGCTTCGTTGGCTGTTTTGTGCTCTTGTAATATCCGGAATGTCCATTCGTTTCGCCTTGCCATTAGACAACCGGCACAACGTCCACAGGGAACATTTGCCCGTCCTTTGTATACACCATCTTTTACGACCTTTATATTTATTGGATATAAGCATGCCATAACATTTTTAGTTTATATTGGTTCGAGTCAGAACAGGACTCGAACCAATAATATAAGCATTATTTTATAACCTTATGCCACCACGAGACAAGGCAACATATGCGAGCCTTTTGGCTTTGCTGTAGCGTGATTTGCCACGCCTTCTTCTTCTTCTTCTCATTAGTCCTTAGTTTTCATGTTTTTTAAACTATTCCTGACTTTCTCCGCCACTTTATCAAGATAATTTTGGCGGGTTTGTGCATTTGGGCGGGTTGTTTTAGGTGCCGTTTTAACTTTTGGAATCTTTTTTAAAACTCCTTTTGGCATTTTCTTTAATAATCCGCCTACCTTTCCAAGTTTACCGACAGGAGTAAACCATAGGAGAAGTCCGGCTATAGCTATTGCCTGATCCGTTGAGATTTCGGTTTTTCCGCTTACGAAGTCGTCCAGAGTTTGGAATAACTTCCTTTGCAGTAGTGAATCTTTTTCAATGTTCACACCGTGCTCTTTCATTTCGGCATTTTTTTGCATAAGCCAGTTTAGTTGTTCTCTCGATATCCCGATTTCATTGGCAATCTTTTCGAGCTCTTGACTTCTTTTTGCTTCCTCGAGCTTGTAAATTTCTCGCTGATGCTGAATTTGTTCGGGTTTAAAGTCAAGATCATAGCCAAGCATTTCGGCATTAATTCGTTTCATTTGCTCATCAATTTTTGCATTTTCCGTAGCCTGTTGGATGTTTTCAACCTCAGCAGCATTTTTAGCTGCCGTGAAGTAATTTTGAAACATGTTGTTAAGATCAAATTCAATAGGCTTGTAAGGAAACCTTGAATGAGGTTTTGAAAATCGAGGCATTTCGGAAGCATTTCCGGGGCTTCCTTGGGAGTAGATCAGATGCGGGTTTAAACCCGCATCTTTGTAGCGTTTCATTTGTTCGGCAGGTGTATTGTAGGCATTTTGGCGGTTCCACATTTCCAAATCTTTTTGATATTGGTATTTTGCCATTTCCATTGAGTGATCCCGGCTTTTTTTGCCTTCTCTCATTGTCGCCCAAGTGTTTATACCTGATTGAATCAGGTTTGCGCCCGCAGTTACACCAGCTGCAAGTAGTGGGTTCATTTACACCTCCTGTTTTACGTCATCAAAGATAGACAATTGTTTTAATATGGTCAGTCGAGACACTGATCCTTTTGGGTAGTCGAATTCTTTCCTGACTTCTTTTTCGCACCCAAGACACACCGGATGATCAGGATAAATGTAAAACATTTTTCCTTTCCGGTCAGTTTTTTGAGGCATTTCGAAATACCCCTCCATAATGAGTTCATCGAATTCTTTTTTACATTGTGTACACGTCATATTGTTTATTTTTATAAGTTACTGATATTTAATGATTTATTTTATTGAACCCCTTCCGGGGTGTCAATTAGCACCATATAACAAGGGTTATGGTGCTATTCTAACCCTCAAATCCCTATTTTTCGGTCGTTTTTTCGTCGTTTAATTCGTCGTTTTTCACTCCCTTATCCTCGGGGTTGTTTTCGGGTTTGGAAGGCTTAGAAGCCTTCTTTTTGGCTTGTATTGCTTCTTCGAGTTCTGCAAGCCTGTTTTCGATCATTTCAATATCAGTAAGATCATTGTGATCCATCTGATCAGTTATTGTAAAATCTTCTTCTTCTTCGTCAGTCCAATTGCCAAGCTTGGCAACGTTTACACGTTGCCCACTATTATACTTTTTTACAATATCCGGAATGGTCATAGCCATGCCCTGAATTGTTTCAGAAGGTTCTGTATTAATTTCCTGTTTTGCTTCTGCAGGATCGAATAATCTACTATTTAATGGTTTACGTTTCATTTTAAGTACTGTTTTAGTTATTAGAAAAGGTGTTCGCTGCGCTCACATATTTATTTTTAGTTGATTTTGAAAAAGGCAGCAAAATCAACATTTAATAGGTGTTCGCTGCGCTCACGTATTTGTTTGACAGGGTTTTTTTTACCCGAACAGAATTATGAGGGCTTAATAGATTACACCTTTGGCGGGGATCGGCTGTTTTTCCGTTTCGCCCGGTTCCTCGACCCTCTACCACTTTTTAACATATGCACATTACATTTGTATGAGGTGGTTCCAGACATATTGTTAAGTTTTAAATACGTTCTTAATTAATTGTTTTACAGCTTTTTAAGTGTGTTTAGTATCGACTTTATTTGTATATGTTAAAGTCTTGGGGTGTTGTATTTCGGCATCGGACGTTTAGCCAGAACTTTGTTGTAAGCGGATACCCACAAGTAATGAGGTTCATCGACAGCGAAGACACGATCCGAGGGTGTTGATTGAATGAAGTTTGCGTTTAATGATGGAAGGCTTGCGAAATCCCGGGCAAGGTGCCAGTGTTTCATAGTGCTTTTAAATTGTCCGTGAACTGTAGATGGCTGATAACGATATTCGGCATAGCGTGATTGATACCCGAAGGTTCCTTCATTTGTGCCAAGTTCGTTGGTAAGAAATATTTCTTGGTTTAGTATTTCCTGTTCACCAAGGTTTGCGAATTCCGGCCAGTAGTAATCAAACTTAACTCGCCTTTGATATTCCCGGGGAAAGCCTTTGAAATAAGATGTGCGGGGTAGAACAGAAAGAAGTCCAATAATTACACCGTGCTCTTTTGCGTAACAAGTAGCTTTATTAGTTTTTCCGTAGCTTAGTGAGTAGCCTGACAAATTACCTTGGGGTAGTGCGTTTGCCTCGTTTGAATCGTAGCCCATTGTGTTAACTACATCTGAAATCTGAACTGGAGAACGACCGCCACCAAGATATTCCGGACGCTGTAAACGTGCATCATCTGACATGATCCCGAAGTGGGCAAGAATTGTTTCTATGTACCTGTTACCAGCTCTTGCGTTTTTTTCTAACCACCGTTGAATTGCGGTTGCTTCTCTTAACTCATTGATTGAAATTGAAGCCTCAATATCTTCAATGTTTTCAAGACGCATGGCAGAACCGCCAGAGGTTTGTGTTGAAAGTTGACCCAGTACATTAGTGTTAACAGCTTGGGAGCTTGCAATCTCTCCGGAGGAAATATATTTCATAGCAGGACCATCGTAGTATTCTACATTGTGCTGTATTGGTAAGGTTGCTTCATCACCTTTTTGTGCCCATGGGCGGGCGCTTGTGAAGTAGTCCTTTTCCCATGCTCTTTTAAGAGGGGAGTTTGGTATGTTGTTATCGTCGGATATGTCAATTTCATCCTGCAAATCCTGATCCCGATAAAACTCATTCCAAATTTTGCAATAAGCACGGAAATTTAATGTGTTTACTGTTTTGGAACCTGTTTCCTCCTGTACATGTGTAGGCATTCCAAAATAATCCCATAGACTTCCTTCTTCAAATCTTTCTAACTGGACACTTTTGTAAGGTACAGTGATTTCCTCCTGACCTGTTATAAAATCCTCCCATTGATCCCATACAATGCGGTAAGGAACAAAGAAAAAATGTACAAATGCGTCAATCCGGTGCATGATAGGTGAGATCATTGGAGCGGTGCGGATCATTGTTTCAGTATCCAAATAGAACTTGTCTCCTGGTACTGTTTCTTGGATTAAAATTGGAACCAGGTCCGCAAATTCACATGTCAATTTTTTTTCA